GGAAGCAATAGGAGCTGGACTTTCTCTAGGTTCAACCGCACTCGAAACTTATGGAGATGTTAAAGATGGAGCAGAAACAGAAGCTAAAGATGAAAGTGACATCACAGCAGAAACTCAATCAGCAGTTTCAGCTCAATCTGTTGAAACGGCAACTGGAAGATCCAATTAAAATTTTTTTTTTGTTTTTATTTTTTTTAAGTTTTTTTTTAATTTTATTTTCAGATTTTATTTTATATTATATAAATATAAAATGAGTTCTTATTGGAGAAATGATGAAAAAATTAAGGTTTCACAAACAAAACTTTCTATTCCATCGACCAATGGTCAATCTTATGAAATGACAGCTGGAAGTGGTGGTCGCCGTGTTGATTTTGAAATTCCCCCTTCTGTAAAATTCATGGATGGAAAAAATTCTTATCTTCAGATGGATGTTAAAATTGGTTTAAATGGTCAAAGTCCAACTCGTCTTCAATTAGACCCATTCATCGGTGGTCAGAGTTTAGTTAAAAATTTAAGAATATATTCTGGAACTCGGGCTGTTCTATTAGAAGAAATTTCTGATTACAATTGCAAAGTCCAAGTTGAATATTCTTATAATCAAGATGAAAGTTTAAGAAAAATGAGAGCATTGAAAGAAGGTTCTCTTATTCCAACAATTAAGAATCGAGGAACGGAAGGAACAAGTGAATCTAATCTTATCGATTTATCAAGTAACCCATATTATAAACCCAAGCCACATCCAGTTGGAGCTAATTTTGCCGACACTGATTTCTTAACCGCAAAATTATCCCTTCCAATTCATAGTGGAATTTTCGCTGATTCTGATAAAATATTTCCCGTAATGATGACACAAGGTTTATATGTTGAGATTGATCTAGAAGATCCCGCAAGATGTATAAAACAATTGGATTCAGTTAATCGCCATCGCAGAATGAAACAGAACGCATTTTTCCATGGAAGAGATGTTGGTGGATCTTCAATTGATACTGGAGCTACAGACCGCACCGCAATTTACCTCGGAAAACAAAATAATATTGTATCAGTTGAAAATTGTCCATTTGTCAAAGGTGAAAAAATTGGAATTTGTCAAGTGGGAAATCCAAATGGACAACCCAATTTAACAAAGTCAGATGGAACACCATATAACCCAGTTATTTCAGATATTACTCTTGATGGTGGTTTTGTTAAATTAACCTTCACTGAAAATTTTAGAAATTCTTCTACTACTGGTGATGGTGTAAATATTACATCAAATAATTTTATTGTTTATTCTGCGGCTATGGATACAAAGGTCGTTCAGTTTAATGACAAATCCACACAGATTACGGCTGCGACCACTGCTTACCCTTGTAAATTAACATGTTCCAATCTAGAACTTGTCCTTCAAAAAGTTGAACTTGATCCCAGATATGAAGCGGGAATGATGTCAAAAATGAAAGATGGTGGTTCAATTGAACTCGATATTTTATCTGCAACAAATATTAAATCTTCGCTATTGTCTTCCAACAGAAACGCAACCCTCAATTTAGAAGCTGGTTTAACTAGGGTTAAATCCGCAATTGTAGTTCCCACAGATGCGAGTGTTTATAACTCGGCTCAATTGATTGGTGGTCTCGGGGCGACCTATAATGAAGAGTCACTTTCCACAGATACTCTTCTCCACTCATGTCGTTCTGGACAAGTTGGAATTATTGATAAATTAAGTTCTTATCAATTTGTTGTGGATGATAAACTTGTTCCATCTAGACCAGTTGAAGTTGGAAAAATAAATGGTGGAAAATCCATATCAGCTCAACCTCTTATGCAGACAGAACAAGCTCTCAACCAAGCTTCCATAATCCCCCGATCTTTCTGTGATTACAATAGAAATTTCGTGATTGGTCGTGCTTTTGCTCTTAATGATGGTGTAGCCAATATAAATAATAAGACACTTCAACTCCAACTTTTATATAATGAATCAACGGCGGCTGGGGTCGATGAACCGCCTCAACACAATAAGTTGTTTATGGCGTTCATGTATCACATACGCAGAATAAGTATCAAGGGAGATTCAGTTGTGGTTCAGATGTAAATGAATTTTAATTTTTTCTATCAATTTTTAAAAATTTTTTATTTTAAATTATTTTATATTTGTATAATATAAAATGAGTAAATATTTGACTTTAAATCCGAATAATGTTCCCGCTTCTGGAAAAGTTAGTTTTGCAAGGGGAAATCCAATTCTTTCAATTACAATCGGTCGTCAAGATGCTGTTCTAGATTTAAGTTCTATCCGTCTTAATGGTCATTTGAATATTTGGAGAGATGCGGCGGGAACTCTTCACCCAACCTCCACCTCCGCCCAAGCTGGAAGACTCCGAGCTTCTCACAAACTTGGAATTTATTCTGCTATTGATCAAGTAGTTTTCAGACACGCAGAAACCAAACAAGTTATTGAACATATTAGACATTATGGAAGATTTATGAGTTCATATATGCCCGTAATGGCTGGAATGCAAGATGTAGCTGGTCACCTATCTGAAAACGCCCTCATTATGCCCAATTATAAAAGTTTCCGTGATTGTGTTGTAAGAAATACAAGTCATTCGGAATTTTCTATTCCACTCCCAAGCGGTCTCACTCTGGGAGGTTCAAAACTTCCACTTTCAAAATTACCTCTAGAAATTGAAATTCATCTAGCTCCAGACACTCAATTCTTCTATTCTTCAGATGCTACTTTAACAGATATTCAGAACGCTTTTTATGAATTATCGAATATTGATGTTACTTGTGAAGTTATGGAAGGTGATTCTTCTCCCGATACTGGAATTTTAGCTTTCAATTCAATCACTTCATATTTCAACACATTAGAATCCACTAATTCTATTATCAATTATAATCTAGGTTTATCGAAGGTTCTTGGTGCTTTTGTCAATTTTGTTCCATCTTCTTTTGTGAATAATCTTGGTCAAGATGGTTATTTGACTTACATGCCTTCCAAGAAAATCACCACTGGAGATCCTACAGCGGGAGGTGAATTAGGCCATCTCCAGACAATTTCATTCTTAAAAAATGGAGAACGCTTTCCAGAAAATTTTGAAGTTTCGTCTGTTCGGTCTTCTAATAATGTGACTCCAGTAGTAGATCCCCAAGTAATCAAGGGATTTTTATCATCTATTATCCCAGAAAAAGACCATCACAGAACCTCCGCCAGTCCAGAAAATACCAACAGAAATTTCTTGGTTTCTGCAAATGCGACTAATGGTTATAGATTCATTCCCGATACTGGTGGCGTTTATGGTGTGGGTGTTCTTTATGACATGTTAGATTCGGAAGGTGTAGATTTCACAAATTCCCAGTTTTCCATTCAGATGTCAAATGAACTCGATGATGGAAATGCTGTCTCGGCTTATCTATTTATTAAATCGAAGGTTGTGGTTGCTTGGTCTTCTACTTCTGGTGTTCAAATTATAATGTAAATATTTTATCTATTAATTTTTATTTTTTATATTTTTATTTTCAATTTTTATTTTATATAATATAAATATAAAATGAGTCAAATATCTTCTGATGCTATTCCCGATCTTGTAAAAATTGGAGCTATTCCTTCTGAATATGGACAATCTCTCACCACCGATATTATTGACGCTGCGACCATAAGTCAGAGGCGAGTTCGATTTACTTTGTCAAGGGTCGCTGGATTCTTACATTCAAAATCGAAGGTGACTTTATCTGTAGTTCCACAGACAAATTCATCTGGTTATTATCCAGTTAATATTGGTGTTTCTCAATTAATTAAATCTGCTGAACTTCTAGTTGGAAACAAGACTATATGTGCCGTTGAAGATTACGCAACCTTCCACGCATATCAGTCCCAGTTTATCACAAATGAAAATAACAAAGAAAGAGAACAATATTTAAGCCAGAGATTAATTAATCATAAATCGGTTTATGAAGTGGGTGCTTCTGCTGGAGACAATACTCCCTTCGGTGCTGCCAAATATGGATTAGATATTGGACTAAATCCAACTGCGGCTGGTGGTGGTGTTGGTGCTCAAACTTTTAAATTACATCCATTCCAGTTACATGACGGATCATCTGCCCAGACTATTTCGGAAGCCCCAGTTTATTCGGTTTATCTAGATGATTTATTTCCATTCCTTTCCACTAATCAACTTCCCGCCTTTATGATAGATGAAGAAATTCATATTGATATAACTTTCCAAGATGAGACTTCTGTTTTAGCGGCTGATGGGATTAAATCCCGCCGTCTCTGTGTTGCGAATGGAGAAGATGAAACCATAGCTTATCAGATTGACACAAATGAATGTAAATTAATTTATGATTCAATTAGTTATGATGGAGAAATTATGCAGAAATACAGAGAACAGAATAAGAAACTTGTTTTCCAATATGTTGATTACAGACTAGCCAAGCGAACGGGAGACCAGACAGCCTTCTCTGATTTAGTTTTTCAGATTGGTGGAAATGGTCGCCTAGTTTCCAAGGTTATGTTCGCCCTTCAGAATAACAATAATTACAAAGCTGAATCGTTACTGAATGGGGATGCGGCTTGTAAAGCTCCCCCTTCTGGTGACAATCTATCAGTAAATTTAAGATACAATGATCGGTTTGAATTTGCTGTTGATAGGTCAAACAAGGCTCTTTTATTCACAACCACTCAACAGAGTGAAGGTCGAGTTCCTATGATTTCGAGGGATGAATATCAGAATCAAAATATTGATGGATTAACAACAACCACTTTAGAAGGTCACGCACAGAATTCACATGAACTTGGACTCCGTGGAAATATGAATTGGGTTGCCCTCCGTCTTAACAAGGGAGAGCGTGTAAATAATAAGGGTCTTGAACTAATCTATAAGAATCCAAGTCTATCCGCCCACACATACACTCTCCGAGTTTATCTAGAATTGCTCAAGGTTGCAACAATAGAAGATGGGAAAATGAATTGTTATTTTGCTTAAAAAAAAATATAATATAAATAATATAAATGTTAAGTTATATTATGAATAAATGTTTAAAATGTTCTAAATGTTCAAAATGTAAAGAATGGGAAATAGAATATAAAAAAATGAGATTAAATTATTTAAAAGAAAAAAAAACAAAGATGGAACTAACAAAACTTCTCCAAGATATAATAAAAACTCAAAATGAAATTCTGAATTATATTCATAATAAAGATATTTAAATTAATTTTTTAATCTATTTTTTTTCGTTTTTTTATTTAAAATAAAAAATCTTTTATTATATAAAGTATAATGAAAATTAATTCAAAAGATTCTGTTGAAGAAATTCAAAAATCTAGACCTCAATTGAAGACTTCCACAATAAAACAATATGACACAAATCTCAAGAAATTAAAGAAATTATTCGATACTGATAATTTTGATTTCTTATCTGATCCAGACAAAGTAATGGAAAAGATTGAAAATTTACATTACACAACACAAAGAAATTTTTTGAATGCGATTATTGTTCTTTTAATGGCTTTGAATCATGAAAAAAAATATGATGATTTAATTGAAGAATATGGGAAAATAAGAGATGGATTTAATTCTAAATATGAAGAAGAACAAAGTTCTGGTGTTATATCTGATAAACAATCAAAGAATTTTGCAACCATAGAAGAAGTTTATGATATGATCAATAAAATGGCGGTAGAATTAAAACCAATCAAAAAGAAAACTAAAGATGAAATAACAAAGAAAGAAATGAATCTTCTTCAAATATATATTTTATTTACAATATATTCTAAATATCCAATGAGAAATGATGTAGCTGGAATGGAAGCCATATCCAAGAGAGAATATAATAAATTATCTGATTCAGAGAAAGAAGAAAATAATTATCTTGTTGTTCATAAAGGTGGAATGTTTTTTGTATTGAATAAATACAAAACATCAAAAAAATATGAAGAATTAAAAATTGAAATAGAAGATAAGAATGTAAAAAAATTATTAAGATATTATTTAAAAATAAATGGAATGGGAATTTTGTTTAAATCTTCAACTGGAAAACCATTAACAAGAACAGAATTATCAAAACAATTATTAAAATATTCTAACAAATACATGGGGAAGTCAATTTCAACCACATTATT